CATCCTTGCTTCTTGCCAACCAAACGTTGCTAATACTTCTATTTACAACGTAACTCGTGGTGAAATCAACTTCTCTGAAATTGCATTGCAATTCAATGGTTTCCCAATTCCTGGTCGAATTGTTAACCAACGTGCAGTGGAATTCTTGGATTTCATTAACAAACACACTTGCTTCGATGAAATGGAATTCGGATACAATATCCTTAACAAATCCTTGCATCCTGAAGCAGCTGTTGAAGTATATGCTGGTTCCTCTGACGCTACTGTGGCAGATTCCCCAACATATGATAGCATTGTTAACCTTAAATCTACAATCTAAGATTAATAACTCACAATCTATCCCTCTATACCGTTTCGGCGGTATAGAGGTTCTTTATGCCAAAGTGATTAAATAGTATCCCTGGTACATTAAGGTAATTATTGCTAAAATTGACATTTGATTTTTAGGAGGTACAAATCATTGGCTGATGATAACAAAAAAGGAAGACGTAATCCGAAACCCGATGAGTTACCTATCGTAAGCATGGATGTGAATAAAAAGATTGCAGGCAGTATCCAAGCTAACATCGATGACTTATATAAAAGCACATATTTTACTAATAATGATAATAGTAAATATATTGACACTGTAAAACGTAGAATGGATGATGACTTAGAAAGTCTCATCGATAAAGCTAAGTCCCATAATGGTGGGACTAATATGGCTGATCTTTATGCTAGAACTCTTGCTAGAAATGACAAAGATCAACTTAATGAAATTAGATCTGCATTAGAAGATGAAACAGTATTAGCAGATATAATGGATATCTACTCTCAGAATGCTCTTGTTAGAGATTTAGATAGAGAGATAGATACCGTTTGTAAATATATGCCTAAATTAGATGAGGCATTAGATATTAAGAAAGACAATGTATTGTCTGCAGACCATTTCAATGATGATGCTGTCCGTATTAATATTGAAAATGTAAGTGGTGCAACAGATAAAACAAATAGTGATAATAAGTCAGAAGCTGATGGATCAGACTTAGAATTATTTGCTAGAAAATATGACTTAGAAGCTTTTAGAAATGAATTATATTCTAAGACTGCTAAATATGGTGAACAATTTGTTTATATTGTTCCTTATAAAAAAGCTCTTGATAAATTAATGGCTAGAACAGATGGTGCATCTTTATTATCTGAAGAAGGTATCCTTACAGAAGATTCTGTAAATCAAGGTCTTCAATCTATTAATGAGACCTTGAGTTTTGCTTATTCTACTACTGATGAAGATAAGTTAAATTCCTTTGGTGCTAAGAGTGTTTATAATCTAAATGAAGAAACTTTATCTAGTAAAGCTATTGATGGTTTAAATAATAACAATATAGAGTATTCTAATCTAGATATTGAGATAAACAAAACAGGAGTCATTCCTGGTATCATCGTAAAAGAAAATGGTTTAAGACGTATTTTCGATGAAACAGCCGTTCTATTTGGTGAGGAGTCGCTTGGTTCTGCACGCAATGCTTACCTTTCCAACTCTCTTTATTTTAAAAATATTAATAAAAAATTAAAGAAAGCTGCTCAAGGTGGTACTCTACAAGGACCTACTAATCTTGCAGATGATGGTTTAAAAGATTTAAACGAACCTACAAAAGCTGCTAATTCTGGTGAACAATTAGAATTACCAGGTGCAGTATTTGAGATATTAGAACATGATAGAGTAAAACCTATCTATATTAATAATACTTGCTTAGGATATTACTATATAGAAATGAATGATCCTAATGGTGGTAATGCAGAAGAACAAATGACATTTACTTCTACATTAGGTGGTATGAGACCTAGAAGAACTGCTAGAGAGAATGAAGCAAATGGTGGTACTTCTACTCAAGATAACGAAGTTCTTATGAAGATTGCCAGAAAGATCTCTCAAAGAATTGATAAGAAATTTGTCAATGCTAACCAAGATTTGGCTAAAGAGATTTATACAGTATTGAAATATAATGCTGATAATAATGGTAAGACTACTAAACTTCGTATTAGCTTTATCCCACCATCTGATATTATTCATTCTTACTTCGAATTGAATAAGAAGACACATCGTGGAGTATCTGATATTGTTAAATCTTTATTCCCAGCTAAGTTATATACTTGCTTATATATCTCTAATACAATTGCACTATTAACTCGTGGTTATGATAAACGTTTGTATCATGTAAAACAAACAATCGATACAAATATCACATCAGTACTTCTTAATGTAATTAACCAAATCAAACGTTCTAACTTCAATCTACGTCAGATTGAAAATATGAATAATATCATGAACGTTACTGGTAGATTTAATA